TTATTCATCTAGACTCACCAATTTACTTACAACAGCAAATTTATCACCTATTTTAAACATTATAACCATGTCTCCAAGTTCAAATTTATCAATAAACGGATTTTTTACTTCATGTTTATGTTGTTGGCTTGTTTCTGTATTAAATATTTCTATCTGCCTATCAAGAATCCAACTATCTATTAAAATATCTTCTTTTTCTAATATAATGTTATTTGTCTCTATTTTTAAATTAGGTAATTTATCTTTAACTTTTCCAATAAAAAAAGAAGGTTCATTGTAATGCTTCCCTTCTTCTCTTATTATTCCTATAAATTCATTGATTGGATTAGCCATTATTTCACCATCCTTTTTACAAATATCGTCTGACATGTGTGTATGCTTTTCCTTTTCTGTATGAGTCGACAGACTGTATTTTTACCACATCACCAGTTTGTGGCGAATGTATTATCTGATTATTTCCAATGTACATAACGACATGATTGTTACTTCCTCCACTAACTCGACACAACAAATCCCCTGGCTTCCATTTGCTTCTATCATTCAAATCAACAGCTTTCCCTGCTTTACTTTGTGCGGAAGCAGTACGAGGAATACTTATCCCTATCTTTTTGTAGCACCATTGAGTAAACCCACTACAATCAAAAGTATTCTCCCCAGTTGCCCCCCAAACATATTTACAGCCTAGTTTGCTTTTTGCTATACTAATTAATTCTTTTGCCTTTCCTGTCGCATTTGTATATCCTGTACCATCTCCAATTATTATAGTTCCTTTTCTTCTACCAAACTTATTGCATTCTTCTTCGCTAGACATTAATATATCTATTTTATATACTCCATTGACAACTTTTATAGCTCCTCCACGGTCTGTGACAGTGTATGTTTTGCCATCTATTTTTGTCCCTGCACATTTTGCTTGAATTTTTGTTTTGAATTTAAGCTGAGAAGGTGCAGCGCAAGTATTGTTAGAAGGTACAAGCTTCTTGCCATCCATAGCCTGTGTAAAACCGCCTTCCATTTGATTATTAGATGGATAATATGCTGTAAACTCTGCTTTTACTTCTTTCCCATTTAGAGTTCCTTCACCAGTTAAATCAGAACTTTCCTCTTTTTGTTCGTCCTGTCCTGCTGTCTTTTCATCCATGATATTTTGAAAATTTAAATCTAAATCTATCTCGTAATTTCCAGAACTATCCCAATTATGCTTATCTGTGTCTATATAAAATAACCCAACTAAGCCAGTATAAGAATCCTTAACTTTTACACCTCTACCAGTTATACAACTTACATCGCCATACCCTTTTAAATTGCAAGTCTGCTCTATTCCTTTAAACTCACTTTCAACATCTACAGTATTATTTTCTTGTTGTTGTATAACTTTTTGCATGATTACTCCAACATCTTTGAAAATCTCGTCGTTGACCTTCTCGCTTATTTTATTGCCATACTGGTCTACAACTAATACTTTATTTTTTACATTCTCCATACTTTCTGAAAAACTAGTATTTATAAGATTTGAACCTTCTTCAAACATAACATTTAGCGTAACCATGCCTTTTTCAATAACGTTAAATTTATCTACACTAGACTCTATCATATACTTTTTTTTAGTTGTCTTACTAGCTTCTGTATATGCACTCATTATAGTATCGTAGCCAGTTACACTAATAAACATCTTAGTATATTTAACATTAGTTTTAGGTATATTTCCAATTGAAAGTTTATTGTCATTAAAAACTTGTTTTGCAATATCTTCAACTAACTTATCTTTAAAATTGTATGATACTTCGCTTTGAGTTAATAAAAAACCCATGTCTTTTGATGTGAAGCTGATGCTATTACTACTGGAGTCTTTAGACCTGTTAATTATCATTCCTCTAAATATCTCTTTATCATCTACATAAAAACAAACTGTACTAGCTATAGGTATATCTATCTGCCTAAAATTAATATCAGAAGCTGACTGGACTATAGAAAACTCTAATGTCCTTGATGGGGACTTATAATCACCTGACCATGTAACTTTTTCTACTATATTAGTTATATCGTATATACTTCCGTTTTTTATGTGTACCTTTAGCTTTATATCGTTAATTACAAATCACCTCCAGATTATGGAATTACTAATACCCAACCATCTTCTATATGGTCAGCTGTTTTAATTAATTTCTTATTTGCTTCAACAATTTTTTCATATAAATCTCCATTTCCATAATATTTTTTTGCCAAACTCCAAAGATTATCACCTTTGACAACCTTGTGAGTCTTTTGTTTATTTTTAACTTCAAACCCTTTTGTAAGTGGCACATCTTTTGTTGATGATAAATCTGTACTTGCACTAGTTGTATTTACTTTAGGTATCTGTATTCTTTTATACTCTTTTAAGTTTAAAGTGAAATATACATCTCTAGTTCCATCTTGCTCTTTGTAACTAAAATCTGTTATTATACATTCAAAATTGATGTTAGTTTCAGTTACTATATATCTTAAAATTAACCCTTTTTCCATCCAATCTTTTAATAAAGCTACACAATCATATGGCTTAGGAAACTCTGTATAATTACAAAAAGGATAGTTTTGATTAGGAAAAAAACTAGATATATCTGTACTTCTAAGTCCTATTCCCCCAAACACCACTACCTCTCCTAGTTTAATTATATTTGTTGTATTTATTACAGCACTTCCTTTTACTTCAAAATATGATGGAAATATAGGAAATCTAAAAGCATTATCTGCTTGTCTAAGCCACATCTCCAATTTTATAACCTACCTCATAAAATATTTTTATATTTATTATTCTATAATTTTGATATCATTTTCATTTCTATATAACTTCGATAAAAAACACCTACATAAGCAGGTGCTATATTTGTACATATTTTATTGTGTTATTTCAATATTAGCATAAATATCAATTAATCTTGTTATATTGTATAACTGTTCTTCTAATTTTATTTTATCTAACCCTGAGTTTAAATTGTAACAACTTCCTAAGCAAAAACCATATCTATTTGATTCTAGAGTTGCTCTTTCCTCTCTTATTCTCTCAAACTCTTGATATTTTTCTAAAAGTTCATTATAAGCTTCAACATCATATAATAAATTTATTAAATTAGCTTTAATAGTAAGTACTGTTGTACTTTCATTTATCCAATTATCAACATCCATTCTTTCATCTAAATTTAAAGCATTCATTAAGTCTCTTACATTAATATCTTTGTTTTTAACCTTGTTATACAAAGGTTTATTAATTTTATTTAAAATTAATAAAAATGGAACTATATAGGTTTCTGTTACTGTATAAGAATTTTTATTCGCTCTTGATATTAAATATAATGTAATAATAATTTTTTCTGTATCTCTTAGTGATAATTTAAAAAGCTCTATAATATCATAAATTACACTTTTAGCATTGTTGCAAGTACCAAAATTAATTTTCTCAAAAGTATATTTATCAAGTAAATATTCTATAAATAATCGCCTATAAACATCTTGCAAGTTATATTCTATGTCGATAAATCTAGCAAGATACCCATTTATATCAGTTCCATTTCCATAAATGACCTTTATGGAATTTGATAAAGATTCTTTATCTATTCCTAAAACAAATATAAAATTTTCTAAATTAAATAGATGTTTTACCCTCTCTAATGTCTCTATTGCAAAAGTTGGTCTGCATCTATCTAACTCATCTATAAAGAATACCACTGTTTTTCCTAAATTTTTCTGATATTTTTTTAGTTCTTCTTCAAAATCTTTTCTAATTTGTTTCTGCTCTACATAATTATCTACATTAAAAAGGTTTCCAGATACATCAATAATTGCATCTTGTACTTTGTCTCCAAGATGTAAATCGTCAGAGGTTACTGCACCAGCAGTAGCTACTTTTATGACAATAGGTGCTACTTTTTTTACAAGCTTTTTCCCTTTTGATTTTATGTTATCCCAAGTGGTTTCGTTAACTTCTTTTATGCTCTTTTCCATTTCTCCTATTATAGTTATAAGCGGGTCTAAACAATCATCATTTTCCCAAGCATTAAAATATATCACTTCATACTTAGATTTTAATTCATAATTACTTTTTAAAAATGACTCCCACATTCTTAAAAATGTAGTTTTTCCTGTTCCCCAAGGTGAATTAATAGCTAATACCATTTGATTGTCTGTAAGTTCAAATAGCTTGGTTAAATTTTCTATTTCATTTCGCCTGTGCAATTTATCATGTTTAAATGGTTCTTCTTGATTTATTTCTAAACTATTATTAAATATGCCCATATTACAATAATCACCCCTAATATAGTATTTTATAACAATATTATACTACATTCGTAAAATAGTTATATACTATATACAACAAAACTATATTATTTTACATTATCATCACTTCCTTTCAATAAAAAAACATCTACATAAGTAAATGTTTATATTTGTTTTTCAAAACCTTCTCCAAAATAATTTTCTAAAAATATATATCTGCAAACATTGATTTCATTTTTACAGTTAGGGCAATCAAAATAACCATTAAACATAAATTCTTTATATTCTTTACTATCCTTATCAACTGTAATGAATTTTTCACATTCTTCACAACAAAACGTAATTTTATTATCATCATCTATGTATTGCAAATATTTTTTAGAAAACTCTCCATCAACTATATCAAGATACCTATTTAATACATACAAATTATTATAAGATATAGTTATATCAGAAAGTTTTCTAAAAAATTTATTGTACAATTCAACTACGACATTATATGTATAAAATAATAAAATTGGAATTTTACTATAAAAGTAATCTGTATATTCTAAATAATCTTTTTCTTCCAAGAAAGTAAAATTAAGCTCATCAGTTCTAGTTTTTCTATGTGTTGTAACTAAGTGATTTGCTTTATTCCAAATTAATTGTAAGCTATTTGTAGAATTATAATTATATCTTATATCATATAAGTCTTTATTATCTATAATTGGAAGATATGTTTTTTTGTATTTTATTTGTCTAATAGCAGACTTAATTATTTCTATTTTATTTTCCTTAGATATTTTTTCTATGGCATACTTATCTATATCTTGCTTATACACTAAATCTATAAAATCATTTGGATTTGATAAAAGCCATTCTAAATATAGAAGATTATCTCTAAATGGTTTTCTAAGTAAAGCGAATGATACTGATATTTTTTGCTTCTCTATAGCTGATAATGATTCACATATAAATTGGCACATATCTGATAAAGTAGCACGAAATATATCTATTCCCATTGCACGTCTTGCTTCATCTTTATATCCATTTTCATACATTGCATCAATGATAGTTTTGCTATTTTCTGCTCTTGTCGCAAATGCTTTAGATTCAGCTTCAGTTTTAAACTTAAGATTTATCTTCCTTCTTTCTTTTTTCTCACAATCCTTAAGAATACTTGCAATTACATCATATATATACCAACAAAACCTTTGTTCCTTCCAATATTCTTTTGGTAGCTTAATATAATCCGCACCTAGCATAATATCACCTCTAATTTAAATTTTCGTTTTACAAGTTAATACTATTGCATACAATAAAGTACTTGAAGCAAACATAATATTCAAGTGTTTTATTTACATATTTTATCTATTTTGTGATATAATAAAAGCAAGAAGAACTACAATCTATTTGGTGTAGAGTGGAGTTCTATAACTGAAAGTTATTTGAATTTATGGAATTTGATTTTAAAATCAAACTCCCAACCACTCTTAGTGCCCGCTTTGAGTGGTTTTTTACGTTTTCTAAATAACTTACTTATTAAGTAAACTATATAGCTAGCTAAAATACTTGCTAGTACACCTTGTAAAAAATTATCCATACATACACACCTCCCTTCTATACGTTGGGAGGATAATCTTTTGTATGAACTCCACTCTATAAATTGCAGATTACATCTTCTTGCTAGAAATATTATAACATATATATTTACATATTTTTCCCATATATTGCTTTTTTCATTATAATCACATCCTTTCATTAAAAAAACACCTACTATTTAAGTAAGTGTTCTTTGATATTTTTAATTTTAAATCCACATAGTTAATATAAAACAGGTTGCTATTAAGTGTAAATATCCAATAATAAAATACTTTACATACCACATAGTTAATATAAAACCTTTGTTGCTGGAAATAAGGCTTCATCAATAGTTACTCTCTTTACATACCACTTAGTTAATATAAAACTGGAAAACTAGAGATTTAATAGGTAAATTTCTTCCTCCATTTACATACCACATTGTTAATATAAAACAAAACATGTTTATCTACATCACTCATGACTATTATGCCCTTTACATACCACATAGTTAATATAAAACCCTTATTTTTGCTAACAACATGACATTTCATAGTTCCTTTACATACCACTTAGTTAATATAAAACCTCAAAATAAGTTGAACATCTTCAATGCTTTAAAGCATATAATCCCATTAAAATTACAGTGAGTGACTAGCGGCATTTTTTAAATTACTCTAGTGCTGTACTTTCCCAAACATTATAAGCTAAACTTGAAAAATCTTCTATTGTTATTTTATCCCAAACAATTTTATCTATAGTATCTTTTGAATACTCAAAAGTTAAAACAGCTTGATTGGATTCTTTCCCATAAGTATCTTGTACATCTGAGAAAAATTTAAATTTATAATTGTTTATTTTGTCTGGATAATCTTTTATGACTCTTTCTATACTACTCTTAGCATCAGAATATGCTTTTGTAATCATCATCTTTTGAGTTAGATTACCAGTTAAGTTAAATTGAAAAATCAACTCATCTTTTTCTTCTCCATAACTAACTTTTATAAGATTATCACTATATTCTTTTAGTTTGTCATTAATATCTGCTTCAAATTTACCATTTTTACTTATTGCTAAATTTTTATCTTTTTTTACCTGCTCTATTTTGGCTACATCTTTTTCATCTTTCTTAGAATTATCTTTATCTCCTGCAAACAGATTAATTAGAAACACTATTATTACAACAAAAAGAATTAAGCCTACAATAATATTCACATTGATTTTTCTCTTTTCTTTTTGCTCTTCTTGATAACTCACTTTTCCTAAGCACTCTTTTTCTGTATTCATATTCCTAGATTCTGTAACATTTTCTTCTCTAGTTGCTTTCATATTTTTTTCTACATAATCTTTTATAGTTTTTGCTTGCTCTTCTTCCTCTATATTAGAAAATGCAACTGCATTTTTACTCTGTAAAGCTTTAAAAGTATTAGTTTCTAACTTTTCCCCTTTTCTAGCAAACCTTATATACCCTTGTGTCATTCCATTATCTTTAAAATTTATAACTTCAATATCTTTATATTTAATAATTTCTTCATTCTTACTAAGAGCCCCTTGATTTCTAATTATAAGCTCATCTTCCATTAACTCTACTTCATATTTCCCAGCTGACTTAAAAGTATATTTGATACTCATTCTATAGAATCCCCCTATATACACTAAATTATATTTATATTATATCATAATATAATATAATGGAAATATTATACTCCTCCAAGACGAGCCAGATGTATTTTTCTAACCAAAGCATCAGCTATTTTTTCTATGTCAGCGTCTTCTCTAACTATTATTGTATCTGCTAATTTAGCTATATTAAAACTTCCACTATTTTGTCCACTTCTATATCGATTAGCCTCTTGCTTAGTTAAAACCATTTCACCTTGATGTAATCTATGCACTTCATTATCTCTTTTTACTTCTCTAAGGCCAAAGGCATTTCTTCCATCATCTTTACCATTACCTCCAGTTATGATTTTTTCAACAGTTTTTATAGTTGCTGTAAGAGGGTTATTTCTTACTTTATCAATTAAACCTTGCCACCAATCTTTTATCCCATCTATTTTTTCCTTCACAGCTTTGGCTACATTAGTTATTGTAGTTTTTATAGCATTAAAAGCTTTATTCACTATAGTTCTCACAGTTTCAGACTTTTTATACAAAGTTACAAAAGCGGCAACTAATCCAGCTACAGCTATTATAACCACTGCAATTGGATTTGCTGACATTGCTGCATTCAATGCCCATTGTGCCGCAGTCACAACTCCCATTGCAACAGCAGAACTAATCATGGCAATTTTTTGACTCACAAAAGCTATTACTTGTAATGTTATACTTGCTATAACTAATGCACCTTGAGCTACAAATTTTATCAGAGGACCAACTAAACTCACTGCTATTGTTATTCCTGTTATAACTGCTTGACCAGCTATTTGCATTAATGCGAATACAAATTTGCCTATAAATGTTCCTGCCGCTATTGCTGCTTGAATTCCAACTTTTATAAAATTAGCTATTAAGTTTACTGCAATAGCAGTTCCTGTTATAATAGCATTTGATGCTATACTAATTAATCCAAATACAAATTTTCCTACAAATTTCCACCCTGCTATTGCTGCTTCTACACCAGACTTTATTATTGATGCAATAAATTTAGCAGTTAATGTTACACTTGTTATAGCTGCTTGACCAGCTACCTCCATCATGCCAAATACAAATTTCCCAGTAAGTTTAGCACCTGCTATTACTGCTTCTACTCCTATTTTTATCAATGCTGGACCAAATATAGTTGAAAGAACAATTGCTACCTTTTTTATTGCATCTTCATTATCCTTTATTGTTTGTTTAAAATTCTTAAGTTTTTTTATTATCTTATCTACTTCCTTTTTAAAACTTTTAGAATGTTTGTATGCATAAATACAAGCAGCTCCTAAAGCAATAATACCTAAAGCTACTAAAGATGTAGGACTTGTTAAAAATTTAAGATTAAGTCCTAATTTTCCTAAAAGGGGTACTAATTTACCTATAAACAGTTTAGTACTTCCCATCACAAAATTATAAGCTCCAAATACTAAAATTACTCCTGCAATAGTAGAAATAACATCCTTAGCTTCTGGGCTTAAATCCATAAACCACTTCGTCACTTTACTTATTTGCTCTGATGCAATTTTCATTGCAGGTGCAAATACACTATTAATTTCTGCTCCAAATTCGCCCCAAAGTAGTTTTATACTATTCATAATAGTTTTAATTGAGCCACCAGCTGTAGCTATTTGTTTTGCTGTATTATCAACTGTTCCACCACTGTCTTTTATCATTTCTACATACTTTTGATAATCAAATTTCCCACCTCTTATAGCATCTACCAAGTCGGGTCCTGCTCTTTGACCGAATGCTTTAATTGCCATTCCAGTAGCTTCTGCTGGGTCTTTACAAGATTTAATGGCTTCTACTGTCTTGCTAAATTCTTTTGTAGCATTTTTACCTTCTGAACTCCACTTACCTATTGCTATTTTCATACCAGCTAAAGCAGTAGTTGTGTTAACTCCTTCAAGTTGCCATTTACCAAGTAAAGCAATACTTTCATCAAAACTCAAGCCTAAATTTCTCATAGGAGCACCATATTGTACAAGAGTTGTTGCAAGTTCTTCCATAGATATACCACTAGCCTGTGCCATTGTTGTTAATTTATCCATTGTACTTGAATATTCTTTTGTATTAACACCAGCATCGCCCATAGCTCTACTTACTAATTGAACTGCTCTAACTGCATCAATTTTATTAACTTTTGCAAATTTGATAAATTGTTTTGTACATTTCTCAGCTTCTGTACTTGTATAACCAAATCTTGTATTTACTTCACCTAAAGTTCCTCCTATTGCTTCAAAAGTAGCACCAGAAGTACTAGCAATGTTTTTAAATGATTTTTCTAATCCTTTTGCACCATCACCAGTAGCACCAGTTGCTGCATACACCTCATTTAATCCAGCCTTTACTTCTCCATATGATTTATAAGCTTTTTTTCCTAAACCTAGTATAGCAGTACCAAAAGCTGTCATACTTAGTGCACTCTCTTTCATCTTTTCAGAATAAGCCTTTAAACTATCTGACATCTTTTGAACTGCTCCATTAGTGTTTGAAAAAGACTGATTCATGCCATTAGTGCTTGATTGTGTTGAATTTGAAGCCTTTGAAACTTCATCTATTGCTTTTCCTGTTGTTTTCATAGAGTCGCCATATGTTTTACTTGTATCATTTGCAATTTTCATAGCATCTTTTGCACTGTCAGTAACTTGTTTAACTTGCTTCATTTTATCTGAAAATTCATCTCTTAGTTTTATAATTGCTTGAAGTGTTTTATCAGCCAAATCATATGCCTCCTCTATTTATTATTTTTTCTAATACTTCATTTTTTTCTTTTATTTCTTTTTGTATCATATTATATATTATTTTCTTCTCGCCAAATTTAATTTTCTTATATTCAGATGGTAATATTCCTTTATGCTTGAATACTAGATACATAAGATTATAATTACCATCCGATTCAATTAGTTTTTTATTTCTTCATCCATATCTTCGTCTTTATTTGTTGTAATAGCACTTAATTCATCTATTGCATCTTTTAATGAATCCATTTCTCCTGCTAATAGTAGTTTTTTTATCAATTCTTTTGGAGTTGGTGAACCAAAATGTTCTAATAAATCTTTATTTTTAAACATTGGACATCCTTCTAATATCGTTAATATTTTAGTCGAATAAATCTTTACACTTTCAATATCACCTTGTTTTAATTCGACTGCTTTTTCTTGTATAGAACCTATTTTCTCTGGGTCAATTGCTCTTATCTCAAATTCATAATTCCCACCTAACTTTTTACAATACATTTTATGTATTGCTGTTGGCATTTCTATTTCACCTGCATCTAATGCTAATAATCTCTCAATTGTATTCATATAATATTCTCCTTTTTTCTAATGATATTCTACTGTATCTACAGGTCTCCAACCTGTAAATGTAAATGGGCATTCTACTTCTCCAAGTTTATTAACTTCCCAATCAGCTAATGTTAAATCATCAAATGATACATTTTCAATTGCTATTTTTTCAGCACCCCATGCGTCAGGGTCATCTAATTTAGTTATGAAAGTACATCTAGTATCTATTCCTTTTTGCATGTCAGATGACATTAAAATTAACATTCTAGATGTTGATTTATAAAGTGTCATAGAACCTTTACATGTAATACTTATTGTTTTTGTATCTATAACTGGTTGCCCTGCAATTGGAACTTCTTCTTTGTTCTTTTCTGCTTTTGCTTGAAAAGCCTTTACTTCTCCAACAAATTCATTGTTTAACCAAAGCTCGCCTTTACTTCCAGACATGACTCTACTTGCTATAAAATCACTCATTTCCTCACCTCCTGTTAAATATCAAAATCTATATAAAAATCTTCCATTGCATCTATAGTTGTTGCTTTGCCTTTTAAAAATACTTTTGCACCTGTATTTGCTTTTTTAATATCAAGTTCTTTCATATTTGTAGTGTTAATACCATTTTCATTTAGAAATTTTCTTTGCTTTTCTATATCTATGTCCAATGTATAGTCTCTTTCAATTAACTCTTCTTTCGCTATTTCATCTAAATAATTTAATAAGGTAATCAGCAACAAACACTTATTATCATAGCTATTTGCCACTTTCCCCGAATAACCATCTATTATAATCTTCTTTATGTCATTGTGAATTAAATCCATTACATCTATTAATTTTATTTTCTTAAAACCTTCAGTCTGACCTAGTTTTACTTGTTTAAGAGAATTAATACCTCGTGCTATCCTTACAGCTCCACATTCTTTTATTAAAATTAATTCTCCATTATCAATCTTAGTATTAGATGTATCTTTATCTAATTTTGTTATGTCAGTTACCTCAGGCAATATAGCATATGTTACTGATTGACTTAGTGGTGTTCCTGCTATAAGTCCAGCTATTCTTGATGTAAAATTTTTAGCAGGTATATTTGTTTTATCTATAGTTACGTCTGTAGTATAATTTATTATACTTTCGTTATCTGCATCGCAGTTAGCTAAAACAGCCTTGACTTTACTTTTGTAGTCATTTCTTCTTTTTATAATCCAATTTTTTATACTTGTGTTTTCTGCTTCTGTAGAAGCTGGCATACATATATAATTAAAATCTACTGTTTCTAACAAACTTAATCCATTTTCTAAAGTATCATCTTCCCCAATAACATATAAAATAACTTTATTAGGTGAAGTTACATTGCCTATAAAAGCTTGTTCTATATAGCTTTTATTTTCTTCTGACAACTCACTTGGAATTTCTGTTTTGTCTATGAGTTCTGTTATTCCTAATGCTTTAGCATCTTTAAGTAAAATTGTTACTACTCCACGATTTGAACGTTCTACCAGTGTTGAAATTACATGTTCAAAAACTATGTTTATTTGTGGCAATCCCATTTACCTACCTCCTACATCAATATTTATTTCTTGCATCATTTTATATTTTTCTTGTTCTATATCTGCATTATCAAAATAATTTATGGTTATTATATAATCTAGAAAATAACCTATTTCATCTTTTAAAATATTTGACTCTACATTTGACACATCTAAAACTCTATCTTTTATTTTCAAATTTCTTGCAAATATTTTTTGCAACTTATATAAAACTTCATATAACTTTTTCTTTTTTTGCCTAGCTTGTTGAAAAAATTTTATAGATAGTAAAATACTTTTCTGATTTATAGTTGTGTTAATTGCTATTGTTTTATTAGGAAAAAGCTGTACTAAGAAACAAGACTTTTTACAGTCTTGTATATTGTAATCATCTACAAATATATCTTCATTAAAATTCTTGCTTATCTCTAATGTAAAAGCATTTAATATATCTTCATATTTAAGCAATCAATCACCCCCAAATATTTTTTATGAATATATCAAACTCCCTATCTAAATCCTTTTCGACTTCTTCCACACTTCTTTTTAACAAATAAATAGGAGGTATAAACGATATACCTCCTAGCTTTGGTCTGTAGTTTTTAGCCTTACCAGTCCCTTGTCGAGTTCTATGACCATATTCAACATTTGGCAAATATTCCTTTGGATTCTTAACTAAACGTTCAAATTTATCTGTTTTTTCCATAGCCCAAGCTTCTCTTGAACCATCACTATTCTTTTTGGCTTTTGGATTATTGAGCTTAACTCTACCTAATAAATTATTTCCTGCATTATCTGCTATTTTTTCTATTTCTGCTGGTGTATTTTTAATTATCTTATCAAAGTCTTTCGATATATCCTCAAATCCATCATTTGCCATCTTAGAACCTCTCTTTCAATGTTATAGGTATTTGTAGGTGGCTATCATAGTAAGAAGACTCAGAAGCTATAAACGTCTTTATATCTCCATTTTTGAAGGTTATATCAAGTATGTCTCCAGCTTTTAAGTCTATATTAGGTCTACAATATAATTCATGCGTTATTACTATATTTGCTATCTCTGTATCTAATAAACTTGGTATAGTACCTTGACTCACTGCACAAGGTACATTTTCTGCAATTATTATACCTTGCTCATCATTTTCTGTAACTCCTGTTTCTTCATTTCTAAAACTCATACATCTTTTTATTGTCATTTTCTCAAAATAGGTATAAGCTAATATATCTGCATCTGTCATTACCACATCACCGTTTTTATAAACCTTTTTAATATTTTTTTATCATCATCATTTAAGGAGATACTATAAAGCTCATTAGTAGATTTAGCTTCAGAAACATTATAAGTAACAGAAAAGCCCCCTCTTGTTATAGATTTTACACTTCTATTTTCAGATACATCATCTGAATTTTTATTCAATATAGTCTCTTTTAATATTACAACAACTTTATCCTCTATAAAACTTTCAAGAGCACTATTTAATTCTTTCAAATTACAGTACTCTAGTATTAAATTAGTGTATTTACTTATATACAAGTTTATTTTTAAATCATGTCTATCATCTTCCAAATCTAATATAATTTTTATATTTTCTAACATATTTATCACCTTCTAAAATCAAATACTATAATCAGATGTTATTTAATTTTTCTATTAATTCATCCTTTTTTAATTTTGAATATCCTTCTATACCAGCATCTTTAGCCATACTTTTTAATTCGATTGATGTATAGCTACTAAGCACTGGGAGTTGATGCTTCAACATATTTCACTGCTGCATTTGGTCTTAATAATTTAGCTCCTGCCACTTGTAAGCCTCTTATTCCATCTGCAAAAGCATTCTCTAATCTCATAGCTTCTGTCTCATTTAATTGTGTACCAAATCCCAAAGCCGTTTTGTGAAGTGTTAATATAGCAAACTTACCAGCATTTAACTCTTCTGAGAATATTAATTGAGTACCATTTATATTTGCACCTTCTATGATTCCGCTTTCTAAAATTTGATAATGTCTTGTAAACCTTTCATCTAAACATAATTCTTCTAGTACTTCTGCATTTATAACACTAAATCTATTTATCTTATCAACCTTTTTCTTATTTAATAATGTATTTGATTTAACTATCAAATCATATGCTTTATCAGAAGATTCTTTAGTTACAACTAATGTTGTTTTTAATCCTTCATCCAACACCTCTTTATCCATGACGCATTGAGTTTGTGATGCTGCTTCTATTGTATGAGTATCTATCAATTCAGCATTCGCTTGAACTCTATCAACATCATCCAATTTAAAAGCCCAATATTTCTTCAAGTTCATTTCCATCTCAGTATCTGGTATATCTAAATCATCCCATACAACTTTACCCTCATAGTCTTTTACTGCTACATTTGAAACACTACCAAATATAATTTTATTTCCTTTAATTTCGGTTGGTGGTGTTGTTATTAAACCTGCTATACTTCTTTCATAAAAATTAGCTAATAATCTAGCTTCCCATATCGTAGGAATAAAATTTGCTACTGACATATTATCACCTTAACCCTTCTTTTATTTTTTAATTCCCTTTATCTTATCCCAATTCGCATTAATTTGCTCTGGTGTCATGTTCTTTAACTCTTCCATAGTAAAATTATCTCCACCTATAGTAGAAGTTTTAGGAGCACCTGCTGAACTTCTTAGTCTTTCATTTACTTGTTTTTCAACCCATTCTTTCCCCCAATCCTGTAGATTTTTTATATTTTCAAGTATTTTTTCAGCATCTCCATCAGTTCCAGCCATAACCATGTTTGTAAACTTAGTTGGCATTTCTCTACTTACTAAAACTTCTTTTGTATTATTCGCAAGTCTTTCTTGCTCAAGCTCCTTGTCCTTTCTAGCTGAATTAGCTTCTATTTCTTCTATCTTGTTTCTCATTTGTTCTAGTTGATATTCTGTTCTTTCCGCTTCATTCATTTTAGACAATTTAATACTTTCAAGTTCCTTTTCTTTTTCAGCTAATATAGCTTTTAGTTTAGATTTTTCTTTGCCTATTACTTTATTTACCTTTTCTTGTGCTTTTTCTTCTATAAGAGCTTGTATATCTTCTTCACTAAGAGTTTTGTTAACTTCTTGTTGCTCATTTGTTAAATCACTTTTACTTGATGATTCGTTTATACTAGTCTCTGAACTTTGTTCTATAATTGCATCTGAATCCTCCCCTGCAAGTAATTGTAAGTTCATTTTTATTTTTCCATTTTCAATATCTTTCACTTTTTTACCTCCTAAATTTGAGTAATGCCATGTATTTAAGTCTACATGTTTGACTTATCCTAGTCTTTTTTAATGTCTATAACTAGTAAAAAGACAAAATAAAAAGCCCTTATAGGCTCATTTTCTTAGTTCATGCTTTAATTTTTTTAAAAGTTCATCAGAAACTTTATTTATAGCTGTTTCATGTTCTTTTTTTAAATCTTTCATATGCATTTTCAAAACTATATCACTTATTAAGCTAATAATAAGTATTACATCTACAACAATACTTGCTATTTGAAGCATCAGCCAACTCACCTAATTCACCTCTTCAAAAATTTTTATAGAGCCTTCTACTTTATTTTAATAACCTTTTATTTAATGTCTATATTATTTAATTCAGCCCACTCTTTAAAATTCATCGTGGCTGGAACTTCATATGTTTTACCATTGCCAATCCTTGCTGCTCTTGTAGCTCCTTCTCTAACTTGAGCTGGGATAGTTGTGCAGTTACAATTAGTATGCATTGGAGGGAAGTTTTCTCCTACAACTGCATCTGTTATAGGAAACTCTTGCAAGTCTAACTCAGCACAATCAGAACAAGTATTATCTGCTAGATTAGCTAAATATTGATACATATCTACATTTGTTTCTTCATAGCCTCGTCTACTTGCTTCATTTGCTATATAATTATTCTCTGTTTTAACTAGTGACATAGCAAATTTAAAACTTGTATTTAATCTATCAGATATTCTTTTTGCAACTACTGTATTTCCTTCTCCTCTTATAAACATTTGAGTCATTTCTGTTTTAAGTATATCTTTTAATTTATCTCTATTTGACCATATACTTTCAGAATAATTTTTTCCTGCCCATGGAAAAGACAATATATTTTTAATTATACTATTATCTAATTTTGAAAAAGTTGTTCCTGTTCCAATATATTTTTGAACATCATATATAGTAGAGTAATAATTTTCTTTAATAGAAAATTTCAAAAGTTCTTCTACTTTTTTATTTTGGAATAAATAAACGTTATTTATATTTTTATTTACTTGATAGAACAATTCCTCAAGTCTACTAATTCTAGACCTCATCGCTAAAACATTAAGCTCTAATAATAATCTTTCATCTCCTGTTTTCTCTATCTTTTTTATATAAGAAGCTATATCCATTCTCCAAAATTTATAGTCTTTTCCTGTTAATAACTTTTTTGCTTGATTATAGTTTATCTTATTATCTTCTGAGAATTTACTGTATAATCTAGCAATATTATTTTCAATTTCTCTTAGTGCAATATTATATTCTTGTTGCAATTCATACTTTATATTTTTAATATTTTTTAATTGAGCTTCTTTTCTCTGTTTTTCTCTACTTTTCCAGTATTCTATATTATTTTTCTTTGACATCTATAGAACCTTCTCTATCTTCATTTTCTTTAATATCTACATTTTCTAAATTATCTTCTTTATTTTTAATTTCATTTGATATTTTATTAAAATCATAGTCATCAAATAAACTATCTTTTTCTTTATCAATCTTCTCCATCTCTTTTTGAGGGTCTGAAATACTTGGAAATAGTGATATTACTGTTTCTTGGCTTAATATTCCAGTTAGTTTTTGCATTATTTCAGCAGATTCAGCTTCATTACTTGGTTTATTTCTTGAAAACATAGGCTCTATATCTGTGTATGAATATTCATTGCCTTTTTTTATTTTCAAATAATCACATATCAATTCTATTCTTCTCATTAACCCTTTTTTGAACTTAGCTTCTTTTATTCCTACTTTATTTTCAAGACTCATGAGTTTAAATGCTAATGATACACCACTTGCATTATTTGAGAAGCTTTCATCACTCATATTAGGAACACAAGAGAACTTATGAATATCATTATCTAATCTGTTTTTATAATTTTCCAAAGCTGTATCTTGTATATTTTTTATTAGATAATCAGCTTTGCCTTCTTCACTTATAAAATTTATTAAATATTTATCATTTAAATCTTTTTTATCTTCTTCATCAACTACACTTCCTGATACAACTAAAACAGCATGAGTAAACATCTCAAAGTCATTAGCTGTATCAGATTGAGTCTTATCATAAGCATCTATTAATTGTATTACTTTTTCAAAATCCCCATAAAGTTCGTCATTATTTATATAAGTTATTATAGGAATATCACAAAAAAAACACTCTTTTTCATCATCCAATGTTAGAGTGTTCCCATTTTTGGTATAGTATTCTATTTTGCCATTTGAAACTATGCTCCCTTTATCATTTAAAAGAGGTTTTCTATATACTTCAACCTTTGTTATCTCTTTGATAGTATTATTAACTAGTTCATTTTCATTATAATATCTTATCGCAAATACAATATCTTCTTCCAAAGTATTGTCATACACAACTATTAATTCCCTAGGGTCTATAGCTTTAAATCTTATATTTAAATTTTCATCTAAGTACAAGACTTCATAGGCATATCCAAATATACTCTCATACTTAGCAAGAGTTGTGTTATTATCTGCTTCATCATTATATTTAAATATGTCATTTAGAGTTTCTAAAGTAATTTTATCATTAGATACATAACTAATTGGTTTACCTAAAAAATATCCTGTTGCTACATCAGTTATATAAGAAGCATAAGAATGTGCCAATTTGTTTTGAGGTTTGTTTTTAGTTTTGTATGACCTATTTAATATTTCGTTGTCATTATTATAGTATTTATACATTTTATTCAATCTATTCTTTTCTTTTTTATGCTTTTCTATATATTCTAATATTACATATCCTGTTATTTCAGCATCTTTATTTATTTTTAATTTCCTCATAAAAAAACTCCTATATACCATATTTTTCTCTATCAAACTTAATTCCTGTCTTTGAGTCAGTATAGATAGCATATCTAAGAGCATCTAATACATCATCCCACTTTTTAATAGGTTCTCCTGTATTCTTATTCCAAGCGTACATAAAAATTTCTTTTCTGAATAAAGTAACATTGTCATAAACTACAAATAAAGTATTAGTTTTAATTCTTTTAGCTACAGCTTCAATGCCAGATAATACAGCTTTATCAGCATTAAAAGCTTTTATCCCATTTCTTTTAAATGCTGCCAAATGTTCGGGTCTAGCACTGTCACAATAAAACTTTATATTTCCATATTTCTCTTTTATACTCTTAGCTTTATCTGTCCAATAATCAATTTCTTTGTGTTGAGCTGAATGTTCTTCTAATAAGTATAAGTTGTCTTTATCATCCTCACCAATTACAACAATGGATGCAAAATGTTCATAACCCCAGTCAACACCTGCAAAGTATCTTACAAAGTTAATATCATTCAATTTATCTTTAGATATATAATGTATATCTTTATTAAAATCTTGATAAACTAAACCGTCTGCTGAAACCCATAAGCCATTTATGTCCCTATCATAAAAAACACCACTAGGAGTAGTTTTTTTAATATTTTCTCTATATCTTTCACTCAAAAATATATTATCATCTAATGTGTAATGGAAAGATTGAATAGCTTTCCCATCTGTCTTGTCTACAAAATCAGTTTTCAACCAATGTTCGGGTTGGTCGGGGTTAGTATCTACAAGTATTCTAGCACCCTCACCACTGCATCTTGACTTTATTTCATTGAAAACCACTTCATTTGCAACTGTACCTTCGTTTATGTATGCGCCAAACGAAGTCATACCTCTGATTCTTCCTAAGTCATTCGTTTTTGAGTGTCCAAAACAACATACTTGAACTCCAAAAAGTACAAATCTATTATGTTTATCAAACTTAAATTCAATATCATACTTATTTGTAAGTTCATTCAGTACATTTCTTTGTAAAGCTCCTAAATCTGCACCTGCTAAGATATATTGAGGAAGCTTAATGTCTAGTTTATTAGCTATCTTTCTAACCCTTCTAAGTTCCAGTAAGAATAAGTCATTATCAATTATTGTTTTTCCTGTTCTTTTAGCACCATAATTAATTAGCATGAAGTAGTCATTATTCAAAGCAAAGTTAAGAACTTTAAGTTGTTTACTATGATATAATTCATCAATCATTTTTTATCACACTTTCAAGCTTATCAAAATATCTATCAAGCTTATCTTCTTTGCTTTCTTGATTATTTATCTTTGATTTTAATACTTCTACTCTTGCTCTTTGCTCTTCTGTAGCCAAATTCCAATCCTTATGAATCATTTCATCATACTGCTTAATTAAACTCCTTAACTCACTCATAGCCCTACTCTGTGCATTAAGAAAAGATGCTTGCCTATCCCATGCAAATTGAAATTCATACTCTATCCTCTCACCATTTTCTGTACTTTCATGTTTCTTGAGTTCCTTAATCATTTCTTCTTTGTCTTTAACATACATTATCTTTTGTGCTCTTATTATTGCTGCATATTGAATGGTTATCTGTTCCCAAAGAATATCGAATTTATCTTTATTCTTTATCTCATTAATTAGGTCTTGAGTTTCTTCGGGTAGATATTTAGAGAAGAAACCAAACTTTTCAGCATTCTTATTTCCAGGTGGACCAGTAGCATTTTTATTACCTATGGGTGCACCTCTCTTTTTGGTTGCAACTTTTTTTGATTGGTTGCGACCTTTTTGTTTCCAGTATCTAGTTGCCCATGATTTTACAGTTGATAAACTTACATTATGCTTTTCAGCTATTTCCTTGTACTTAAGCCCTTTTAAGTAATCTTCATGGGCTAAATCTGCCTTTTCATTCATACCACCACCTCGTTTGTTTGTCGTTTTGGGAATAAAAAAAGAACTCTGGTTAGAGTTCTTCTAATAAATAGTTTGTTATAAATTTTTCAGTTAAATTAATTAATTCGCTTATATTTTCTTGAAATTTTTTTAATTCTATATCTCTATATTTTTCTTCGTTTATATTGAAAGAATAGTTATGTATAATATCTAATTTAGAAACTAAGTCACTTGCTAGATTTATATTTTTCAACTTTATTTTTAATAAAAAATACATTTCTGTTGACAAATATTTATCCATATCAATATCTTTTTCTAGCTTATTTATATTTTTTTTCGAAGTATTGCTATAATTATTTTTAATATCTTCATTAGTGTATATAGCATACTTTGAGGAAAAAAATCTACTTATATCTGTAATATATTTAGCCATATTTTCTGCTATTCCATTAGTAAAATCTTTTTTTTCATTTTTAAACTGCAATTTATTATTTTCATTTTGTATTTCCCTTGTTAAACTTTCACTTCGACGTTGTATATCCATGATTGCATATCCATTTTGAAAGTGAATATTCTGATTTTCCTTTTTATTTTCTTCCTGTATTACTCTTGTTTGATTAGTTGTAATAACAACAGCCATAAGTGTTGCTAATCCTCCTAAAATACCACCTAAATAGCTTCCCCAAAAACCTAACCATCCATTACTTTCATTAAAATTAAAAATTGGATTTCTAACTGAAATAGTAAATGTAACAATAAGTGGGATAATTATAATTGCAATAATCAATACCCCAGAAATCCATCCAATAGGTTTCTTTTGAAAACTTTCTTTTATATCTTTTATATCCATCCTCATCCCCTCCAGAGTATAAAATTCAACTTCAAAGTTCAATATCCTTCAAAAACCATTCGACAGTTACAAAATAATTCTAAATAATACTTTTGCCTCATTCCTATACATCATACACAAATATATTTCATTTTTAATTCATTGTATAAAAAAAGACCATCTATTAAGATGACCTTTTAATTTAATCTATTTTTTCATTGCACTAGTTATCCAATATCCAATACAATATGCTATAAAATAATATGATAAATACAATGCCATTTCGGTACCATCAAACCTTAGATATACCATAATAGCAATTGAGCCTAGAAGTGATATTAATGCTGGAATTTTCCAATTTATTTGCTTTGTAGCACATATTATACCATTGACTAAAAATGAAAATGGAATAAATAATACTATACCTGAAATAAGAGCTCCTTTTATATCCATATCGCTTAATCCTAAACTATTAGTTATTATATTTTCAAATGATAGAACAAATATTATAATCATTGTTAGTAATGGTAGCAATGCCCCTAAAATACTTTTCTTCATAATTATCACCCCTAATTCATTTAGTACATTTTACCATAAACTTTAATTTAAAAATATAAAAGACCTAGAAGTTAATCTAAGTCTTTTTTAGTGGGGGATATATATTATTTAAGGGAGCAAGTTCTAGGAATCGAACCTAGATTAAACACCAGTACCTGCATGGTGAGTGAGGTTACCAAGCCCCACTCTTTTTAGACCTCTGAATTAAGATACAAAATTGTATGAGATTTTAATCTCAATTCAAATACTTAATATAGTGTATCAATAGATTTTGAACATAGTTAGAATTGAACTAACAACATCCTCATGCCCTGCCTAGTCTGTTCACATAAAAGACTTTCTGTCACTGACATCTAAGCCCTTTATAATAATAGAGCGTGCAGTTTTGGCATCCTTTTTTTAAATCCATAATATATTCGCAAATATATCATTACTTTCTCTATTATTGTATAGTGGCTAGGGCAATCCCTTAACCCTAGCCAATTTAGTTTTGAGAGGGAAATATTTCATTTCCACAATACTATTATCTCATGTCTAAAACAAAAAAACCTGCACATTTTCAGCACTCAAAAGTGGCTATAGTTAATTTAGTTTGTAATCTAATAATTCAAAAAGTGGCTCCTGTTCTATTAATGCTTTCTTTCCAAATAATGCTATTGATATTGAACTTATTGCTTGACCAGCTCTTATACTTAGTTGTCTTTCTTCTAAATGTACAATATCAACTATCTCCTGCCACATTAAGCCATCTATATACTTAAGTTCAATAATTTGCTTGTGTATAGGTTTTAAGTTCCTTATAGCTAAATCTATGGTAGATTTAATTATTTCTGACTCATATAACTCTATTTCTTTTTCTGTTATTAAGTCTGATACATTAACAATAGCATCCTCAATCATATTACTAGTTTTGTTTGTTTTTCCTGTTTTGACACTATCATAACTTATAGCTTTTGTTAAATCTCCAACTGAATTATCTTTCAACATTTGTATTTCATTTTTTAATTTTATTATATTTGTATTTAATTGTTTATAATTAGAAAGTTGTTTCTTAGTTGCATTAAAAAACTCTTTTTTAGTTTTAGACATACTCACACACTCCTATCAATTATTTATGTTATAATAATGTTGTAATGACAGTTTTAGGTTTTTGACAACTGGAGTGTGGGAGCACTCCTTCTTCTTTTTTCTTAACTTACTATTGATAATTGACTGTTTAATAATCTTATTTCTTCTTCAAGAACTGTAGGTAACTTATAATTATCTACTATTTCCAGTACCTTATCTAACTGACAACGCTTTATAGCCTTATAACTTTCTACTCCAAATTCTCGTTTAATTTGATGATATATATCACTATAAACTTTACCTCTTAGAGACTTATTTTTATAAGCTCTACTACCATGTCCTCCAAGTGATTTTGTTGCTGCCCTCTTAACTTCTTTAACAATACTCTCACACTCTATATTGAATAATGGTGCATCATCCATAAAGTTCTCTAACTTCTCATTAACACTCTCTATTTTAGTTTCTAAGACTTCTTGTTTCTTATCTAGCATAAATATAGCTTGTAACTCCTTTGATGCACTTAAAAGAGGATTATTTAATTCTTTTCTCATAGAGAAATATCCATCAACTATTTTTTCATATTGCTCCCAAGCCTTGTCGTCTTCCAGTATTTTAAGCAGTTTTGAATAACCTCTCTCAGATAACAAGTAAATATTTCTTGATTGATTAAAAGATTGTTTACTATATCCAACATCTTCATAACCTAATCCTTTTGAAGGATTAGCCTTTAAATCACCTAGTCGTTCAGAATGACTCACTTTTAAATCTATAATATCTACATTTGTTTTAAATCTTTTTATGTTATTGTTAATTAACTCATTAACTTTGAATAATTCTCTATTATGTATCTCAGCTATATCCTTTACTAGCATTGCTTTCTTGCCTTTTCCAAACCCACCCTCAATATCATGAAATTTCATTCCCTCAACTTCTAAAGTTCCAAGTACTGTTATTTCTTTATTTATGTTTTCATTCATAGTCTATCACTCCTTTTTCTTTTGAATAATTTATTTCAATTTATTTACAGTCCTACAAAATTGGTTGCTATTATTGATAGCTCATATTACTCTATGATTATACTAATTTATGAGGTGACTATTTATGGACTATTACCCTATGTCAAAGTATTTAATAACTTTTTTAATTGCTATTTTTGTTTTTATTCCGATAAATTTCATTTGCCGAAAACTAGAAAAAAGATTTAAATTAAATGGATTTAAAAAGTTTCTCTTTTATTTATTTACATTTTTTATTGGTTATTCAATTGTTGGCTGCTTATATTATTTTTTTACAATTTATAGTTAATATTAGGAGAATAAATTTATGACTATCTTTTCTTATTTACAATCATCAAATACATTTATCATTCTGTCTATAATTTTAGGGATACTTATGGCAATCAACGATAATAAAAAACAACTATTAAAATTTAAAATACTGAATTATTGTTTTTTTATATGTATGAGTATCTCTTATATTTTTTCTTTTTTAGTCTTTTTTCAAGACTTTAATTCAAATATATTAGAAATTATTGCTCATATTTTGTCCATAATACTACTAATCGCTTGTAATAGAGTTGCGACTAAAAATGCTTTGAATACTAGTTTTTACACTTTACTCGCATTTTGGTTTAGTCCTCTATTTTCAGCAATACTATTATTTTGGATACACAAACCTCACAAATATCTTAATAGTTAAGTTTTTTATTTTTAGAAGGTAAAAAATATAATTGGCTAAATATATTTTTTTACCTTCTAATTACTTTAAATGGTATTCCTTATTCATTAAAGCTCTTCACCTTGTTAGCATTTTTCCTACATTCCTTACAGCAATAAATCTCCTTAGATTTTTCATTAAGATAAAATAGCTTACCACACCAACTGCATCTTCTTCGTTTCATAAAATCACTCCTTATAATTCCTAAATGATTCAACTAACATTTCAGTGTTTCCACAAGTATCTTCTACAAAGTCTATTTGTCTCCCATTAAACTCTTTTATATAATCTGCTATATCATATACTCTTTGACATTTATGCTCTATACAATGGCAAATGTCATTTATGCTTACTTCTTCTGGTATTTCAATTATAATTTCATGTTCTAAATTTACTTTTTCCTCAAACTTAATTTTATATTTTTTCATTTTAAATCCTCCTTTATTTCGTTTTTGAGAGTCGCAAAACACTTCAACAATAATTTATATTAAAATACATTTTGCAACTCTCTAAACTGTTTTTGTTAGATATTTCTTCTATTCAAATATAAGTTCTTCGCTATCAAGCCACTTTTTAATACCATCCTCACAATCATATTCAATATTATTAATCTTGCAGTCATAAATACAACATTCACACACCTGTTTATTATGTAAAAAATCTATCAGCCTATTAATAAATAGTGACTCCTTTTCTTGTAATTTCTCTTTAAGAGTTTTATTTTCTTCTCTTAACTCACTAATTTCATTAAAAACATCTAAAAGTAACTTTGAATCTATCTCATTATCTTCATTTGAAATTCTGTATTCATAAATCCTACCAACCATAAAACTAGTTACTATTAATGTAATACTAGTTAAAATATTCATTTTTCAACATCTCCTCATATTCTTCTCTAGCCTTGTCTATAGCGATTAATATTTCCTCGCCATCATTATATAGCTCTTTTGCTCTTTTAATTGTGTATTCCGTTCTTGAAACTTCCATTATTCCTCCTCAACATATTCAGCTCTCCACCCACTTCTAGTTTGACTTTTATTTCTTATTGCTTGATAAACTGACTGATGTTTTAATCTTAAAAAACATGCTGCACTATCTATAGAATTAAATATTTTTTCCTTGCCAGTTTTAGTATTAATCAGCTTTATTTTTGAACCTTTTTTTATCTTTTTTCTTTTTCTTTCAACATCAAACTCTATTAACATTTTTTCAGAAGTTGGAAATACAAGTTCTCCATCTTCTATTACTCCATAGATGCAGCAATATAATGCCATGTAACTTCTAAGTGTCAAATCATCTTCAAATATGTTATCTGCAACAGAACCACTAAAATATCTATCAACTTTAAACATTTTAATCCTCCTTATTCAATTGGCATTTCAAACACTTTTTCTTTGTAATACCTAACTCCATCTTTATTTATAATGTCAAACTTAGTTCCTGCAATAATAGCATCTTGTATTCTGTTTAATACTTCAATGGCTCTTCTTTCTGATTTATATTTTCCTATTTCTCTAAAGTTCGATTCTCCTTCAAATACTGCATATACTTGCTCTCTATTCACTTCAATTCTATTGACTTTCATTAAATCTAATCTATCTTGACTTCTAATTATTATCATTTCTATTCCTCCAATATATTTATTTTATTTAACTTCTAGGAAGTAATATTGTATAACTACTCCCTAGAATATTTAATTTATCCAAACTTCTCCTTCTGACTTTTTTTAATAATCTCGTCTAATTCATCACTGGTGTATTGAGTAAATGTTTCATTAAAGTTATGAAAATTAGTTTTTTTAATTTTACCAGGAGCATTAACACCCTTGTTACTAGACTGCTTCTTCTCCTGTTTACTCTTTTTCTTCCTCTCAAATTCATTTTGATACTCTGTAAGTTCTAAACTAGTTTTTACACCTGCTTCTATCCAGTTATTTAAGATTGTCTTAACATACTTATAATTCTTAACTCCATTCGCTATTGCTTCATCAATAGCTCTTATAACAACTTCTAACTCCATCCCATCATCTAAGTAACTCATTAACTCAATAAAGTTATTCGGAGTAATTACACCTATATATTTTTCAAAGTATTTTTTTATGTAGACAGTTTTATCTGATTCAGATTGTTCATTAATAACAATAGTAGTAATATCATTTTCTTTTAAACCTATTTTCTTTTTAATACTATTTTCTTTTATGTTGCCGATTTCCCGACCTCGGTTTTGCCAGCTTCCGGTTTCGCCGACTTCGGTTTTACCAGCTTCCGGTTTTACCGGAGTCGGGAAATCGGCACACGGTTGGGATTCGGTATTTTCAATACTTTCAGAATTTACACTTTGAGGTGTATCAAAAATATCATATCTATAACCTTTCATTTGTCCTTTTTTATCCCTTATTTGTGTCCTAATGACAAAACCTTCTTGCATAAGCTCCTTTAAAGCATTGCTTACTTTTGTCTTACTATCTTTTCTATAACTTATTAATGATTTTGCATAAACTTTATGACTACCTGACCTTTGAAATCTTAGCATCTGAGTAACTACCCCTATAGCTGAATAAGAAAGATTTTTATTATCAAGTATTGTGTTAGGTACTCTTGTAAAAGGGTCATCAAAATTTATATGAAAGTATGTTTCATTATTAAAGTCCAATATATCACCTACTCTTGATTTTGCTTTTCATAAGCATTACAAATTGTGTCATACTCTTTTTTTGTTAAATCTTTTATCTCTTTTCCAAATCTCTTAAATACTTTTTCTTTTAAACTTTCCTTATCAACATTTGCATTACTTGCTATTGCATACAACCTGCTTAGTTGTTTATCTGTTAAAATTCTATTGTTAGAATTACTTTTAGCTTCATTTTTACCACTAGTTGCGTCAAAAGTATCGCTTTCTGTAATGTTTAATAACTGAATATATAAATATCTAGTCTGATAGGTTTCTATACCTCCTAATGCTTGTAACTCATTAGAGCCTTTAAGTTGTAAGTCTCGCATTGGAGAAGTAAATACAATCTGTTCTGTTGAGTTTTCTCCATTTATTAATGTTAGTGTTGCATAATCATTTGTAAAGGTCACTACAGGGCATAGCTTAGCTTCTTCAAGTAAACCAGTTGCTTGTGGCAAGAAGTCTGCTAACTCAAAATACTTGAAATTAGCGAACTTATTCTCTCCACTTTTCTTTAGATTTAACTTACTAAACTTGACTCTTACATCCATTAGTTTAATGTAAATATTATTTACTTCCAATTCCACCACGCTCCATATCTTTTACATTTTTCTCCAAAATTAATATAAAACCATCTACATAATCACCATACATATTTACCTTTTTTTCTTTTTCTAAATGTTCCTTAAATTGTCCCAAAGTCCAACCTTTTTTATGCTTCTCTATGCAAGAATTTATTGCTGCTATGCACCCTAAATTTTTATCTATATCTACTTCTTCAAATCTAGTAAATCTTAATAAAAATAATCTATCTTCTAAATCCTTAATTATCTCATTTCTAGTTTTCATTTCTTCCCCCTTATGCTATAATATAACTACATATTTTTTTGATTGGAGCCATTGCCGCGGCTCTTTTCTACATTATTTGAACTGCTATGGGTCTATCTATTTCAAATTCTTCTCTCATTAGCAGTTCTTCTGCTTCTTCTGTATCTTTTTCTATTCTCTTGTACTCTGCATATGCTTCATGCTTAATTCTGTCTTGTTCATCTGTCGTAAGACTTCTATCTGCCCATGCTCTTTGTACTATATCTAAATATATTAAGTATTGTGCTTTTCTGTATTTTTCTATATCTTTGATTAATTCTTGTCTACTTTTCATTTTCCACTCCCCCTATTGATTCAATTTCTGAATTTAACATGAGCAAAATATCCTCATATGCTTCTAATTCCTTTTCATCTGCTCTACACTTATATCCAATTGACTTTTTAAATTCTATCCTCTCATTTAGAGCCTGTATCTTATATTCTAAAAATCTTTTAGTTACTTCCATCTTCAATCCTCCTTAAAGTTCAAGTCCTCTTTGCTTACATTCTTCCATGTAACTTATACACTCTATATAAAATTTTGGTGTAGGCACTCTTTTATGTTTTTTACAGAATCTTAGAAACCATCTTAGAGTCAATTAAATCACCCCCTTTCTCTTTTTCATTACATTCCTATCTTTCATTGCATTTTTCATTACATATTCTTCAAAAGAAATTAAATCTATTCTGTAACTTACTCCAACCTTGATAACTGTATATAGATTTTGTGCTTCTGCTTCTTTTATCATGTTTCTCGCTGTTACATCTGACACTTTCAAATACTCTTTAAACTCTTTTAATGTGACTAACTTCATTTGCTTAATTCCTTGTCTATCTAAAAACATCTTAATGATGTCTGTTGTATCGTCTCTATTCATTAATTCTTGAACTAAATCTTTTGTATCTATGAATTGTAATGCTACACTCATTCTCAAACCTCCTTTTATATTAATTGAATATTCTGTATTTAATTTTCAAAGTAACTTAATTGTTTGTATGGTCTCTCTGACTTTATAACTCTTATACAATCATCTATAATTTGTATTAGATTACTTGAAGTATCAAAGTCTATATCTTCCCATTTCTCTACACCAAGAATTAGGAATAATCTCACTTTTACTTGGTTATATTCTTTATTTGCCTTATTTATATCAAGTCTATTTTTTATGTATCTAGAATACTGTTGTTTCTTAGAACAAGTTATCTTACACAACTTTTTATATTCTTTTATTGTTCCTTTTAAATCTCCTACAGTACCTGTAAGTTCTGTTATTACATCTTGTTGTAACTGATATGTACCTGTTTTTCTTATTGATGGTAAAACTTCATCAAATACCCAACTCTCAAATTTTTCTGCATTTGGAAGATTCGAGCCTACTATTAATCTGTAAACATCACCTTCAGTTATTAAAGCAACCTTAATACCATTAATTTTAAACCCCTCGTGTTTCACTACCCCTTTGCAATGTCTTAAAATTGCATCATTAGTATTTTTATAACCTAAAGACTTTGCAATATCTTTTCCTACAAAGTAAGGCTTATTATCAATTTCTGCCATTCTTATTTGTCCAAACTCCATCTTTTCAAATATTTGTAAGTTATTCATGTTTATTCCTCGCTTTCTATATTAAATTTATTTTCTTTTTTTATTTTCTCAACAAAATCCCAACATGCATCCACAATAATGGAATTTTTACTTTTCCCACATTTTTTGGCTATATTTTGTACATCTTGATTTAATTTTGGAACGAGTCTTATCGTCATTCTTATTTTTTCCATTATATTCGCCTCCCGTCTTTTTGACACCTGTAAGGTGTCTATACATTCATTATATTCTTGCACCTATTAGGTGTCAAGACTTTTTCAAACTTTTTTTGTATAATGTCATTAAGGAGGTGTCAAAATGACCACTATTACAGCAAGAATATTCATACCACTAAATGAAACTTTAGAAAAGATTTCATTTCAAACTGGTATCCCAAAATCTGCACTTATTCTATATGCTCTCAATGACACATTAAGAAAAAATGAAATAATCGAAGGACTTGAATGTGTCACAGACAAGAATGAGGAAAATGTACGTTTTACATTGAGAATGCCTGAACATTTAAAATTATTATTGGAAAATATTGCAAAAGATAATAATATTTCTGTTAACACTCTAGTTAATTATTGTATACATCTGTTTTATGTTTTACATTGGTCTTCTTACATTCGATAAATATTGCCATATCGCAGAAATTATAATATATGTAATAGGTATCCCAATTTCATTGCTTAAATCTGTCAACGCTTTGTACAAGTCATTTGGTATACGAAGCGTTGTTTGCTCATGTTTCAATCTAATCACCTCCAATTTTATTATTTTAAAAAAATCTCACTAAATACAATTCCTAAAAAATAGAAAATTCCAATTAAAATACCTCTAATAATTAATTCTTTTTCTTTACTTCTCATACAATCACCTCTTTTTGAATATTCTGTATTTAGTTTTCAAAGTGCTGGTTCAATTTAAACTAATTCTTGCTTAAATCGCTTGATATTCCATATTTTAAAGCCATATCTTTTACAATAGCCACATAACCTTCTATAAGCTTCTTATCATCTTGTATAACATCTAAATTGTTGATTTTCTCTCTTTTAGATTCAGATACACCTTCTTCTGCCATCTTTCTTCTTTTATTTATTAATCTTCTATGCAAATCAACTCCAAATCTCTTATTTAATAATTCATAACTTTCTGTTCTAAGCATATTTATATGTTCAAAACCACCTTGTTTTTTTGCTATTCTTGCAATTAGTTGGTGTGTATCTGTTCTCCAACTATTTGAGTCTAATGAAACTACATCTTTTATTGTTTCAACTTCTGCCTTTGCTTCTAATGCTATATTGTTAGCTTGATTAACTTGTAGTCTTAAATCTTTCATTTCTTTTAAACTTTCTATCAAAACGTCTTCTATGCAAGATGGTTTCTGTTGCTTAACCTTGAAATATGTTTCTTCTAAATTATCAAACTGTTCCCAAGCCTTATCTGTATCTAGGATTTTACAATGTCTATTTGCTCCTCTTTCAGTCCAAAGATACATTTTAGAAGTAAATTTTAGGTTTTCATATTTTGTATGAATGCCTTTAAAAGTTTTTAAATCATCACCTTGTAATAAAAAATAATGTTTACCTTCAATAAATCTCTCTTTATTATTATTAAAGTTGTTACTTATATTTCTTACATCAGTTTCATATACATCTGCTAGTTGCTGTGTAGTTAGAACTCTTTCATTTTTTCTTTCTATTACTTGTAAGTTATTCATATTTATCTACTCCCTTCATTAATTTTCTATTTTAGAAATTTAATTTGTAAAAAAATTTTCTATATCGCAATCAAGTATCTTAGATAATTTAGGCAACATATCAGCTCTAATTGAATATTGACCTGTCTCGTATTTAAAATAAGTTGATGCGTTTTTAAAACCTAATTCTTTTGCAACATTTTGTAAAGATAAATTTAATGTATTTCTTCTTTTTTTTATAAAATCATGGTTTATTTTCTTCATACATTCACCTCAATTTCTATTTTAGCAATTTCTATATTTCAATAATATCATTTCTAAAATAGAAATTCAAGACTTTTTTATATTTATTTTAGAAATTTTTTATTTCTATTATAGAAAAATATGCTATTATATTTCCATAATAGAAAATTTTCGAGGTGATTATAGATGAATGTAAGTCAAAGAATTAAATATCTTAGAGAAAATATGAATATGTCACAAAAAGAATTGTCTGAAAAAGCAAATATAAATACAAGTGTTATGAATAGAATAGAATCTGGGGAAAGAGCAATAAGAGATGAGGAGCTAATAATCTTTGCTAAAATCTTTGATGTATCTACTGATTATATTCTTGGTTTATCAGATACAGAAAAACTAAATATTGATGAAAGCTATGAATTTATAGATAGTTTAAATAGTCCAGATGATATAAAAGAGCTAATAAAAATAGTTCTTAGCTTAGATGAAGAAACTAGAGATAAAATGTTAAAAATAGCAAAAGTATTTGTAACAGAAAAAAATATTAAGCATAATGATAATTAAAACTGAATTAATTATATTATAAATGAGAGGTATAAATGGAGGATTTTTCAAAAAGATTAAAAGAACTTAGAAAAAATAAAGGACTCACTCAAGAACAAGCTGCTAAAGATTTGAAAACAACAAAAGTATCTATTGGAAGATATGAAAATGGTTCAAGAGAACCATCTATTTATTTTTTAAAAAATGTAGCTGAGTATTATAATGTATCTATTGACTATTTGCTTGGTGAATCTAGTACTAATCATTCTTTCTATATAAACAATGATAAAAAGGAATTACTAGATATATTTGATAAACTGGATTCTGTTTCTAGAAAAAGAATTATAAAAATTTCAAAAATGTTTTTAGATGAGTATACTAATTCATAAATATAATATATGCAAAAGAGAGGAACTACACCTCTCTTTTTTCTTTTTCTTCTTTCAACATCTTTTTATACTTCTCAAATTCTTCCTCCTCAACTTCTTTAAAGTTTTTAAATAAATTCTCTAGTTCTAATATTAATCTTTTTGAATACTGCACATATACCATCCCCCTGTTACAAGAACTTACGTTCTTATTTTTAGTTAAAAACTCCCAATAAAAATTATGTAATTACACCCTTTAAATCCCCCGAAATATTTTTAGATTATTCAGAATTGTCTTAGATAATTATCTTACTTACATAATAATACTTTTGATTTGTTAATGCAATAAAAAAAGCGTAATTGTAATAAAAAAATCGAATTTTGTAGACATTTGGAATTTTTTTCCATTAATATATATTATTAATCGAGTTTTTTATTATATTTTTTTATAAAACTATCTTTTTATAATAATTTTTATAATCTATTATAATTTTAAATTTGCAACAAAAAAGTTACGATAAATAGAAATCTTCTTCTACTCATTGTAACTTTTTAAATTCTCCACTTAGTTAATATAAAACAATGAATGACATCACCTTCATTTCCAAAAGAATCAATCTTTACATACCACATAGTTAATATAAAACAAGAGTTCTTCTCTAGCATCTCTTAATCTTTTAGCAACTTTACATACCACATAGTTAATATAAAACCCACTTATCTTCCCAAGAGTTTGCCCAAAAATCATGTCTTTACATACCACATAGTTAATATAAAACAATAGACACTGCAAAATATTAGACACTGATAAAGCTCTTTACATACCACATAGTTAATATAAAACATAGAAAAGTGAGGTGTTTGGTATGTCAATTTCATTCTTTACATACCACATAGTTAATATAAAACTCTATATGCAGTAAATTCAGAGAGAATATATGTAACCTTTACATACCACATAGTTAATATAAAACGATACTTTAGAGTTAAAACAATTAACAGATAAAAATCTTTACATACCACATAGTTAATATAAAACCAAAGGAAGTTTTGTTTTCTATTTGTAAAGCTTTAATCTTTACATACCACATAGTTAATATAAAACTTTGTAGTTTCTGCATCTGCGGTAAATTGTTTTGCTGCTTTACATACCACATAGTTAATATAAAACGGGGCGACCTGGGAATAAAAATGCCCTAGGAAACAACTTTACATACCACATAGTTAATATAAAACTTTAGAAACCGTAGAAGGTGTTAAGGAGACATCAACCTTTACATACCACATAGTTAATATAAAACCTGTAGGAGTTAGATGGTGTGATGTTGAACTTAACAACTTTACATACCACATAGTTAATATAAAACCCCAAAATAAACTTAGCATTTACAATACTTACACATATATAACTTTCTCAAATTTGCAGTGAACCATGAGTAGTGCAATTGATAACGCTTATCACATTCCCTCAACACCTTACATTGCAACTGTTAAAGCCTACTTTATCACAAATATCGCTCACTGCAAAATTTATATATTTTTATTATATCATAAAATTCAAACTATAAAATTAAAATGGAATAATTTATCAATTTAAGAGCACCTACATATTTGTAAGTGCTTACTATATTATCTATTCTAATAATGCCTTTTTCTTTTTATTATATTCTTCCTGTGTAATTGCACCTGAGTCTAACAACTCTTTTAGTTTCTTTATTCTATCTAGTGGGTCAATTCCACTGTTTCGAATATAATTATTATCATTGTTTTTTTCTTGTCGTAGCTTTTCTTCTTCTTTAGTTTCAACCTCTTCTTCTCGAAAATATATATTTTCAACTTCATCTACATTATTTCGAATTTTGCTAAAATCTTGAATCTTAAAATGATTCAATATGCCACCATCATCTTTTGAATAAAAATCAAAATAGACTGTATCTATTTTAAATTTTTTCACCTCATTAACTATTTCTTTTATAAATTTTTTACACTCGCCTAAATCTTTAAATTTTTCGTTTTGCAAACTTAAATCAACAAGCATCCTCCCTCTACCTTTACTGACTTTTAACTCATAACGAGAACCTTTATATTCTTGAGGTATTAATGGTTCTAACTTGGCTTTCAAATCTTCTTCACTTATTTCTATGCCATATTTTTCTTCTTTTTCTTTTTTCCTTCTTTCATCCTCTTCTCTATTTGCTCTTTGCCATTCTTCTTCTTTAGCTTTTTCCTCTTTCACTCTTTGCTCTTCTCTAATAGCCATCTTCTCTTCTGTATATGGGCTTATATCTTCCCAAACTGCATATAAATATATTGTAAAAATAAGAAACATATAAGATATAATACACATAACTCTTTGTTTTTTTCTAACAAAATAAATAATTATTAATGATGCCAAAAGTACTAAGCTTCCTGGCATAAACCCTATAAAAATAACTATTCCTAATAACATTAATATTATTGCTACTATTATCATTGCCATAATAAAATCCCCCACAAATTACTCATCTAAAACAATATTATAGCATAATTTGGTAAAACAAAAGCACCTATCATTTAAGTAAGTGCTTTCTTATTTACAATTTTTACAATTAGATTTATTCATTAATTTAGATTCATTATCATTGTTTATAATAATTAACATTAATTAATGTCAAAACTGACAATAATTAATGTTAAAATTTTTTTATTGTGGTATAATAAAAGCAAGAAGAACTACAATCTATTTTGCATTAGAGTGAAGTTCGTAAATTAGTGTTTCTTTTTGAACTTAAACGAAAAGTTAAGCTCAACGTCTAAGTCACTCTCTTGCACAGAGTGGCTTTTTACTTTTTTGATAAATATACAAACTATGTAGCCTATTAGAGTAGCTGTTAAGCTAGCTAATACGCCAATCAAAAAATTATCCATACATACACACCTCCCTTCTATACGTTGGGAGGATAATCTTTTGTATGAACTCCACTCTATAAATTGTAGATTACATCTTCTTGCTAAAAATATTATAACATATATATTTACATATTTTTCCCATATATTACTTTTTTCATTATCATCACATCCTTTCAATAAAAAAACACCTACTATTTAAGTAAGTGTTTTTAGTATTTTTAATTTTAAGCCCATATAGTTAATATAAAACTGCATCTTTTTATCTAAGTGATTTATTAAAACATTTCTTTACATACCACATAGTTAATATAAAACAATTCCATTGACTTTAAAAACAGACGGAGCAAAAGACTTTACATACCACATAGTTAATATAAAACCGTATGTTTCAAAGCTAAAGCTAGCCATAATTTCTTTCTTTACATACCACATAGTTAATATAAAACAATAGAAATGGCGTTAACTGGAGGGCATTTATTAAACTTTACATACCACATAGTTAATATAAAACGGATACTAGCAAGTAAATTTGGTATAAAAGATTATAACTTTACATACCACATAGTTAATATAAAACACTTCTACCTCGTGTCATTAATGCTTTTAAGTGTAACTTTACATACCACATAGTTAATATAAAACCAGTCTTACAAGGCGTGATTTGTTGGGGTATATCAATCTTTACATACCACATAGTTAATATAAAACGATATGTAAATGACAAGTCAGCTACTAAAGGAATTTCTTTACATACCACATAGTTAATATAAAACGTTAGGAGACACCACTCAAAGAAATGTATTTACTACTTTACATACCACATAGTTAATATAAAACGAACTTGAATCTGGAGCGGTGGACGAAGTAGGTCAGCTTTACATACCACATAGTTAATATAAAACTCATAAAATTCTTCAACTTCTCTACAACTCATAGATCTTTACATACCACATAGTTAATATAAAACTTAGAAATCATAGATTATATTAGAGAACATAATAACTTTACATACCACATAGTTAATATAAAATTATGTAGAACTATCTAAAGATATTGAAGATATAACACTTTACATACCACATAGTTAATATAAAATATTGATATTGAAAGTGTGAAAAAGGAGGCTAACGACCTTTACATACCACATAGTTAATATAAAATCCACTATATACTGACTAAAACTAAGTGAAAAAGGAGCTTTACATACCACATAGTTAATATAAAATGGTGCTTTTTTAATGCAAATTTATAAAGGAAGGGGGCTTTACATACCACATAGTTAATATAAAATAAAAATACATCAATTCTATAACTCTTTTTTCATCCGCCTTTACATACCACATAGTTAATATAAAATGATGTTATAGCAAATCTTCCTGCTGATAAAAAACAACTTTACATACCACATAGTTAATATAAAATAAAAAATGCAATTAATGACCATGTGCGTGAAGGCGACTTTACATACCACATAGTTAATATAAAATCCCAAAATAAACTAAGTATTTTCAATACTTACACACATAAAACTCTCTTAAATTTGCAGTGAGCGGCTAGTAGTGCAATTGATAACACTTATCATATGTTCTCAATGCCTTGTATTTCAACTGTTAAAGCATACTTAAACAGAAAAATCGCACGCTGCAAAACTCTTATATTTTTATTATATCATAAATAGATTATTTTTGAATATTTGTAACAATTTATAATTTAATAAAAATAAATATTTTTTAATAAACTCTGAAAAATTTTTTCACTTGTTATAAAATATAATTAAGTAATTAATTCAAATTAACTCAAAGGATGGTGCTCTTATGGATATTAAGTCAGCCTTCATAAGAAAAAGAGGGGAAAAATTTCATGTATATGTGGAGTATGTGGAAGAAGAAACTGGGAAAAAGAAACAAAAAAGTTATGGAAGTTATGAAAAGAAAAAAGATGCTGAAAAACATTTAATTGAAATAAAATCAACTATAAACAATAATAAATTTGTTGCTCCAAGAGATATAACATTTGTAGATGCATGTTATAAATACATTGTGACAAATGGTAACAATTGGTCTCCTTATACAATTGTGAATAGGAAATCTTGGATTAAAAACTATATAGAGCCTTTTTTCAAAGATACAAGATTAATAGACATAACACCTTATTTAATGCAGTCTTTCGTAAATAAACTATTTACTAAATTTACATCTGGAAGTGCTAAAGTTAGATATGGCTTTGTAAGTTCTGTATTAAAAGAATCTTACAGATTAAGAGAAATAACAGAAAATCCTTGTAACTTTATAAAGCTACCTCATAAAGAAAGTTCTTTTAAAATTAATATTTATGATAAAGAAGAATCACTACTTCTAATAGATAAACTAGAATATAATATCATAGAAATCCCTATTCTCTTAATGTTGTTATTAGGCTTAAGAATTGGAGAAGTCTGTGGACTTAGATGGTCTGATATTAACTTAGAAACCGATTCAATAAGTATTAATCAGATACTTATATATGCAAACAATAAAATAGCATTTAAAGAACCAAAAACACCAAAATCAAAAAGAACTTTATCAGCTCCAAAAGAATTAGTTGAAAAACTAAAAATAGAAAAATTAAAACAAAACAAAATGAAATTGCAAGGCACACTTATAAATGAAAATAACTTAGTGTGTCTAAATACAAATTTTAGACCTTGGATACCAACTGTATTGTCAAAAAACTTTCATAAATTTATTAAAAAAAATAATTTAAAACAAATAAGAATACATGATTTAAGACATACAAGTGCTACCTTATTGCTTTTAGGAGGAACTAATATGAAAGTAGTTTCTGAAAGGCTAGGTCATACAGATATAAAAATAACTATGAATAGATACTCTCATGTTTTAGAAGAAATGGACAAAGAGGCTTCTGACAATTTAAGCAAAATGTTATTTAAATAAAAAAACTGACTGTCAGTTAAATGTCAGTTAAACCCATAAAAGTAGGTTTTGTCAGTTAAATGTCAGTCAGTCACCTTATACTCTTTTAGTCCAAATACCTGTAAAAATGCACATTTTAGTGTTTATTAATACTTGTTAATATATAAATATTATTTATAAATCGAATAATATCTATAATTATTTTTATCTTTATATTCTGGAGAAAAAATCCCTATTTTATCATAAAAAATTAATGTCTGTTTAGATATTCCACACAACTTTGCAAATTCTCCTGTGGTAAAATACTGTTTTTCCAAGGGTTATACACTCCTTTTCATTTTGTTGTCTATATAGTTACTATATTCTTTATTATTGGCTAAATCAAGTAATTCTTATTTATTTTTTATCATCTTAAATGATGAATTATCAAACACTTTACTAAATTTTTAATTATACACTTTATTGCTCACTAAAAAAGGTAGCAACTATTTATAGATTCTACCTTTATGTACTCAACATTATGTTTTATTTTGATTATATCAACGGTTTCAATATTATAATTAAATGCATAAAGTTTCTTTAAAAATAAGCTAAATAAACATAAATTACAAATTTGATTGGTATCAATTGTCTATTTTTAAAATATCTAAAATCTCACTTGCTATTTGTGGCTTTCCAAAAAAATATCCTTGTATGTAATCTGGTTGCATTTGTTTAACTAAATCATACTCTTCTCTTGTTTCCACTCCCTCTAAACAAACTTTTATTCCTACATCGTGACAAATTGCAACAATAAAATGTATAAATGTGGCATCAAACTTACTTTTTAATATGTCTTTAACAAAGACTCTATCAATCTTCACTATATCTATTGGTGCAAATTTTAAAACTTCTAATGATGAATATCCTGTACCAAAATCATCCATAGCAATACGAATGCCTAATTCTTGTAAAACTTTAAACTTATATTGTAAAATACTCATATTCTGCACTGTATGGCTTTCAGTTAATTCTAAAACAAGATTTTTATAAGGAAAATTTTCTTCATCTATAATTTTTATTGTATCTTCAATAAATGTATCCTCTAATATTTGAACGGCTGAAATATTTACACTCACTGTAAAAAATGGATAATCAACAATCCATTCTCCACAAGTACGTAATGCCATCCGAAGTACCCATACTCCTACAGTATTTATCATATCATTTTCTTCTAAAATTGGAATAAATTCTAAAGGAGAAATTGCTTTACCTTCACTATTAGTCCATCTTAAAAGTACTTCTACACCTATTATATTATGGCTTTGTGTATCTACTTGTGGCTGAAATCTAAGACTAAATCCCCTAAAATTATCATTGATTGATGCTTTCAACTCCCACATCATTGCTACAGAGTACATTTTATTTTTTAATATTTTTTCAGAGAAAAAAACAATTCTATTCTTACCATGATCTTTGGCATACTGTAAAGAATAGCTAGCATATTTACTAAGTTCTTTTACTGTGTCCCCATGTTTTGGATATATAACACACCCAGCAGAAATTGTTATATTTAATCCATATTTTCTCCATAGGTGAAGATGTATAATTAAATTTTGTATTTGCTCATATAAAAGTTGAATCTCTTTTTCCTCAACATTATCAACGAGAATTCCCAGTTCATCACCATCAAGTTTATAAAGTTCAGCATTACCTGGTAAAATAGATTGTATAGATTGTGCTAAAGTTTTTATTATATTATCTCCAAAATCTCTATCATACATCTCATTAACATTTTTAAAATCATCGATATTCAATAATACTATACATAATTTTTCAATCATCGGATTTGAAAGTTTATCTTCAAACACACTCATAAATTCATAGTAATTCAACAGTTGTGTTAATGGGTCAATCTTATTTTGTTTCCCTAACTGTGTCATTATTCCTGCAAAAATACTTGGTTCTCCAAACTCATCACGCATTAATTGTCCTCTACATCTTAACCAAATATATTCTCCACTGCGATTTTTAGCCCGGAATTCCACTGAGTGATAATCCATATTATTTTTACCTATTTCCATATTTGACTTATAAAAACGGTCCCAGTCTTCTGGATGTACAATGCTCTTCCAGTAAATAATTGGACTTTCTACAATTTCTCCTGGCAAATCAAATAATTCAACTTGTGATGGTGAATATCGAAATACTCCTGTTTTCATATTACAAATATATATATATTCATCTGTACCTCTAATCAAAGCATCATAAAGTAATGTAGAATCATAATCAAATTTACTTCTTAAGGCATTAAAATCTTCAAGATAATCTCTTTCTTCTTTATTATTTGATATTTGATAAAATTCTTCAACTTTACCTTGCTCATTTAAGCTTTTGGAATTTGTAATATCTATAGATTGGTGTATATGAACAACTGTACCATCTTGCCATGAAATTAGACTATCATAATTTTCAAAAACTTGATTTAACTTATTACATTTTTCATACCACTTTATTAATGTTCCTTTTTTATTATTCTTTAACAGCTCTAAAACTTTACAAAAACTACATGGGGCATTTTTTTCAGTATATAATACCTCCCAACAAACTTTTCCTTCTGGAGCTGAAATATTATATTCTTTTTTCATATTTTCATTCATGAAAATAATTTTATCAGTATGAATATCTGTAATATATATATTAATCTGTAGCTGATTTAATATAACCTCAAGATTATGTTTGTTCATATACTTACCTCCTTCATCATTGCTATTATTTATAACCAC